ATTATGACAAGTAAAATTAAAGTAGATAATATAAATAAAGTTTCAGATGATTCAAACATCATCAATAAATGTGGTACTTCCATTACAGTAGGAACAGGAAGTGATACAACAACTGTTCCAGGAGCTGCAACAGTAACTGGAGATTTAAAATCAGATTCATTAAAAGCAGCAGACGGTGGTGTAATAATTAGTCAATCAGGCACAACAATTACTTTAGGAGCTTCGGGCGATACTGTTACTTTAGCAAGTGGAGCATCACAATCAGGTTTTGGTAGATCAGGTTCAGTAAACTGGCAAACAACAATTAAAACAGGAAATTTTGCAGCGGCAAGTGGCGAAGGCTATTTTGTTGATACTACCAGTGGAGCTATCACAGTAACTTTAGCTGCTTCACCTACTGCTTTAGATATAGTTGCTTTTAAAGATTATAATAAAAATTTTGCTACAGCTAATTTAATTATAGATCCAGGTTCAAATAAAATAGAGGGAAGCACAGATGATATGACAGTAAGCACTGAAAGTGAAGCTTTAACTTTAGTTTATATTGATTCGACTCAAGGATGGTTAGTTGTAAATGATGGTAACGCTGATGCAGGTGCACAATCAGCATTTGTTACTGCTACGGGTGGAACTATTACAACTGTTTGTACAAATTTCAAAGTTCATACTTTTAACAGCCCAGGAACTTTTTGTGTTTCTTGTGGCGGTAATGCTGCAGGAAATAATAAGGTAGATTATTTAGTAATTGCTGGAGCGGGAGGTGGTAGTTCTTTTGCTGGTGGTGGAGGTGGAGCAGGAGGATATAGAGAATCACATACACCTGCAATTTCAGGATGTTACACAGCAAGTCCATTAAAAAATGCTTGTGGTGCATTAACTGTTACGGCTCAGGGTTATCCTATTACAGTAGGTGCAGGTGGTCCAGGTGGAGCACCAGGTGGCACTGGTACTTCAGGATCAGATTCAATATTTTCAACAGTCACATCTGCTGGAGGAGGCAGAGGAGGCACAACTAATAACTGTCCAGGAACTGGATTAGCTGGTGGTTCTGGTGGTGGTAGCGCAAGAGGAGCACCAGGAGCATCTGGTAATACACCTCCCGTTACTCCACCTCAAGGAAACGATGGTGGTGCATCAGCACCATATACTGCTCCACATAGAGGCGGAGGTGGTGGAGGAGCTGGCGGTTCAGGAACCGCAGGAAATAGTAGCGCAAACACAGGTGGACCCGGTGCACCTGGAACACCTACAGAAATAACAGGTTCTGCAACTACATATGCTGGTGGCGGTGGCGGTGGAACAAATTATCCTGGAAATAGTTCAGGTGGACCAGGCGGTGGTGGAAATGGTGCTGCTGGAAATGGTGGGGCAGGCGGTGGTGCTGGATCAACTAATAAAGGTAGTGGTGGCGGAGGCGGTGCTGGTGGTCAGGGACCAGGTGGTGCTGGCGGTTCAGGTTTAGTAATAATAAGGTACAAATTTCAATAGGTAAATTATGAGTGAAGTAAAAGTAAATAAAATTAGTCCAAGAGCAGCATGTGGCACAGTCACATTAGGAGATAGTGGAGATACTATAGCTTTAGGAAGTGGTGCAACACAAACAGGTTTTGGTAGAACAGGAACTGTAGACTGGCAAACAGGAGATATTAAAACATCAACATTTACAGCTGTAAATGGTCAAGGATTTTTTGTTGATACAAACGGTGGAGCAGTGATATCAAACTTACCAGCAGGTTCTGCTGGAGCTATTGTTTCTTTTCAAGATTATAGAAATACATTTGATACAGCTGCTTTAACAATTCAACCAAATGGTTCAGAAAAAATTAACGGCGGAGTAGGAGCCATTATATTGAATACAGAAGGTGAAGGTATAACTTTAGTTTATATTGATGGCACAATAGGTTGGAGATCTATTCAAGATAATGTTTTTCCCGATACTGGTAGTAATTATGTAGCAGCAACAGGTGGTACTGTTACAACTTTTGGTGATTTTAAAATTCATAAATTTACAGGACCAGGATCTTTTTGTGTATCTGCTGGAGGTAGTCCTACAGGTTCAAATACAGTTGATTATTTAATTGTTGCAGGCGGAGGTGGTGGTGGAACTTCTGGTGGTGGCGGAGGTGGTGCTGGAGGATTTAGATTACTTTCTTGTCAATCAATATCTGCAACAGCTTTTCCTGTTACAGTAGGTAGCGGAGGTACTAAAGGTTGTTGTTCACCTGGCGGTGCAGGAAGCACTACTACTTTTAAATGTAATTCAAGTGCCGGAGGAGGAGGTGGTGCTTCGTATGATGGCACTGGTGTCGCTGGTGGTTCAGGTGGTGGTGGAGGCAGTGGTGGTGCAAGCCCAGGCACTTATCCTGGAGGAGCTGGAAATACTCCCGCTACTCCTGTTTCTCAAGGAAACGCAGGTGGAAGTGGTACTGGAAGCCCTCAACCTCAAGGTAGGGGCGGAGGCGGAGGCGGTGCAGCCGCTGTAGGTTCTAATCAAGTATCAGCAGGTCTAGGTGGACCTGGAGGTAATGGAACAGATGTATCTCCTACTTTTGGTCCAGGTTTTGGTGATTCAAATTTTTTTTCTGGTGGTGCCGGAGGCGGTGCTCAGTCTAATCCAGGTTATTCCGCAGGTGCACCCACAGGAGGAAACGGTGGTGGAGGTACTGGTGGAGGAGCAGCAGCCCCTTATGGAGGTGGGTGTGGAAGCGCTGGTAGTAATGGTACAGATAATACTGGTGGTGGAGGCGGAGGATCAGGAAACGGTGGTGGTAGCAGTCCTGTAGCAGGTATTGGAGGATCTGGTATAGTATTAATAAAATATAAATTTCAGAATTAATATGTATTTACTAGTAATTAAAATTAATATATAAGGAGAAACATTATGGCACATTTTGCAAAACTAGGAGCTAACGGAAAAGTTATTCAAGTGTTAACTATGGATAATGATAAGATGAAAAATGCGGATGGTGTTGAAGACGAAAACGTAGGTCAACAGTGGTTAGAAACACACAACAATTGGCCTGCACAAATGTGGATTCAAACATCTTACAATACATCACAAAATACACATTCATCTGGTGATAACTCTAAAGCATTAAGAGGAAACTATGCAGGTATAGGTTATACTTGGGACGAAGATAACAATATCTTTTGGCCTAAAAAACCACATACATCTTGGGTAAAAAATACAACAGATGCTAAATGGCAATCACCAATCGGTGATGCTCCAGCATTAACTGCAGAACAAGAATCACAAAATACAGCTGATACTCATGCTTGGAGTTATGTTTGGAATGAAGCTGGGCAATCTTGGGACTTGACAGATCTTAAAGCATAAATTAAAAATGGTGGTGGTATGCAAAAGAAAGTATTAACAGAGCAAGCTCTATATTTTGGTGATGTGGCGATGCCTAAAGATTGGGACATTGACCGAAATAAATTATCAGGTGACATTTTACAATCAGTAATTCACAATAAAGATTTTCCATTCTCACGAACATTCGATATGTTGAACACTTATATGAGAGATTATATAGGTTTAGAGTATGGATTTACTTTAGTTAATAAAGAAACGTGGGGTAACATCTACAAACCTAGCGAGACTACAATTCCATTATTAAATATAGACCCAGTAGATCTACGAAACTCACCAGATTATACATTACTCTATGGTGTAAAAGTTAAAGATTGTAATGTTCGAATACACTATGAAGATAACAGACGTAAAGGTAGATCTTGGGATATGCCTTTAACTAATAATAAATTTATTATGTTTCCATCAACTTGTATGTATTATTTAACTAACACTCAAAAGAATAGTTTAAATTTTGTACAAACCATAACTTATGAATATATCTAATTACTACTGGTATTTTACTAGTGCTCTTACACCTAAATTTTGTGATGAAGTTATTAAATATGCTACCTCACAAAAAGAAGTTATGGCTTTAACTGGTGGTTATAACGATAAGAAAAAATTAAATAAAGAAGAAGTAAAAAATTTACAAAGAAAAAGAAAATCAGATTTAGTTTGGCTTAACGATACTTGGATATATAAAGAATTACATCCGTATGTTCATAAAGCAAATCAAATGGCTGGTTGGAATTTTGATTGGGAAAGATCTGAATCGTGTCAGTTTACAAAATATAAACACAACCAATATTATGATTGGCATTGTGATAGTTGGGATAAACCTTATGATAGAGAAGGACCTGAAAAAGGTAAAATTAGAAAACTATCTATGACTTGTCAATTAACAGATGGATCAGAATATCGAGGTGGAGAATTAGAATTTGATTTTAGAAACTATGATCCACATATGCGAGATGAATCAAAGCATAGAAAACAATG